AAATGTTTTATAACTAAGAGGAATTACCTTTGGGAAGAACTGAGCGCAACGACCGCCAGTTACTTTATCCGGAGCATCAGCATCAGTATAAAGCACACGTTCCATTGTCTTATTTACTGGGTCATACTGCTTTTCTGCATAAGCAATAATATCGCACATACCGTTTAATACAGAAAAGATTCTCTTATCAACATCGGCAGTTACCTGCTGAATGTTTTCGCCCTTCTCATCAACATATTCAGAATTTTGGGTCTTTGTATGCGCTAGGAAAATAATACCATAACCCAGCATAGAGATTTCATGGAATACATTAAAGAACTCTGTTGCTGGCATTGAAAAACCTTGACCCCACGGAATATCTCTAATATGAGAGACATTGTTCTGCGTGCAGATATACTGCTCACAAAGCTGAGCCGCAATGGTTACTGTATCAATAACGATTGTATGATACATCTGCTGAATCTCAGGATCTCTTAGTTGTTTTAGATAGGATCTAAATTCAGCCCATTTTTGAATTTGAACCGGCTCTACATCCAATGGTAAGAACTCAGTACCATCTTCAAAATTGAAGAACAGAACCTTATCGGCACCAGCCGCAAAAGTAGACTTACCAATTTTAGGAGAACCATAAATCAATATGCTCTTAGAGCGTAGTGATGTTGATATTTTATGTTTTGATAGACTTTTTAGGTCTAATGTTTCTGCCATTTATCTCGCCTCCTTTTTCTGGAAAGATGGAAGTAAGGCTTATGCCTTACTCCCAATCATACTTACCAGATTTAGAGGAGGTTACTGCGCCCTTCGGGGCGGTCTTGCGAGCGTTAATCTGTGCCTGCTCAATAGCGGCTAAACGCTCCTTATTCGCAGCCTTGATTTCAACCGGATCATATGCGAACTCTTCTTCCTTGCATTCGCTATCACCGGTGGTGATGATCAACTCACGAACTACACGAGTCGTGGTTTCCGGAATATCCTCACCCCAACCACTGGACTGCACTTCTTCTTCCTGGGATAGAACACGGATACGACCCTTTACGGTTACAGTACCCTGAACTTCCCAGTTACGAGAAATATATTCAACACTGTCGGGTGCTTCAACGATGAAGTTAATAACATCAAGTCTTCCACCATACTGAACAACACCGCCAGTGATTTTTAGACGACCTGTAGTTTCACCATCTTTATCAGTTTCCTCTTCCATACCCATGATAACAATATCAGTTACGAAAGAAGCTACATCGGCGACCTTTGCTTCATTTACAAAGCTGCCGCGGATCTGCCAGCTATCAATTAGCTGACCATTACGAGATACGAAATAATTTTCCTGTAGAGTTGCACCAGTTAGACGTACATGAGACGCATTGTCAATACCAACATTCTGCGCGGTCTTCATTAGTGCAAGATCATTTAGACTCTTCCATGCGGGATTCTGTCCGCCGCTGGAAGTATATTCGGTGGCAAACATGCCAACCTGGATGTCACTGGTTTCTTCCTTTCCCGCGATTGGCTGGGTTACGCGAATCGTAACTGTTGCACGCTTATATGGACGACCATCGCCCAACTTGCCTTCGCCAAACTGAACATCCATTAGCTTACCTGCTAGATTTAATTTGTTTCCTGCCTGTGTCTGAATACTCTTCATTTTACATTTCTCCTTTTACTTTTGCTTCGATCTGTTAATTAAAAACCTTCAACTTCTTTTGCTGCTTCCTTTGCGGCCTTAGCTGCTGCCTTCGCTGCTGCCTTTTCTTCCTTTTCCTTCTGCTTCTGCTCTGCCTTAGCTGCTTCTTCAGCAACTGGGTCATAGACCAGACCTTCTTCGGTTAGGGTATGATACTTAACAACCTTCGTCTTCGCCTTGCGAGTTTCAGTTGCTTCCTCAAGAGTGATAGTCTCTTCACGAGTGATTTTAGAATAACCTTTCTTTTCGAGAGGATTAATACTACCAATAACAGCGCTCAAAGAAATTCCTAGTGCGTCAGCGATTTCCTGCTTGCTATACTCTTGTCCATAATGTTCCTTTAAAAAGTTTAATACACGTTCTGAATTAATTGTCATACTTCATTTCTCCTTGTTCTTTTACATTAAAATATAATAAGCGGCGGTGCCGCTTAAATTTGACACCATATTAAATTTTACATCGAATTGATTCATTTCCCGCACACGGGCATCTCTCATCTTTTCTATAAATATTATATACCAAATTTTCTAAATAGTCAAATATTTATTCATTATCATCAAGTAAAAACTTTTCTTCTGATAATGCGGCGGCCTCTTCATCAGTTTCCGCTTCATCTAACAACTCCTGTAACTTTGGAATTACATTTGACTGATAACCGGCCATAGCCTTTTTATAGAGCGCAATTTTATCTTGCATTTGATTGACTATCATTAGGGATGCAACTAATAACTTAGCGGCATCACCTTTATTTATTACATACTGCTCACCGGCTTCAGCGATTCTATCAGCTAAATTCTGAAAGTCGTCGCGCATAGTGGTAGCAACTTTTAATCCTTGCTCATCTTTTAACTCGCGGTCATAATCCATAACAGTTTCTGCCGATGTTGCCGCATTTTGCGCTAATTCTTTAAATAAGATTACATACTTACTGTTCATTCTTAACTCCTTTTACCGCCCTACCGGTAAGTTTATATGTATTATCGCCCGCCAGTTTAGCTTCTTTCACATAGCCATCATTCTCCAGCTTGATGGCTTTAACACCTTTTGTAACACGTCCAGTATAGCTAATATCTCCTAGAGGATAGCAATTATAATAACCTGTATTGTTAATAATCACAACTCTGTCTTCATCATTGCTGCTTAGAATTACCGCAATAACTGAATCTCCTTCATCTAGCTTAATTACAGCCGTACCCTTCTTTACGCGCGCCGTATATTCATTTATACGACTCTTCTTAATATATCCATCACGTGTTACACAAGTAATAGATTGATAAGCGTTGAAACTCAGTGTATCAATTAGTAGGCGCGGATGTTCTCCTTCAAATTCAAACACTTCGTTTAGCTTATATTCTTTGTTGAGTTTTAACTTACTTAGTGATGTGTTGTACATCTTGCCGCCACTTGTAATAAGTGTTAAAGAACCGAGATTTGTTGTATATATAATGTCATATTTGCTTTTACTAGCTTTAGCTTTTTCAACTAACTTAATAGTCTTCCCATCATATATAACTGCAATATCAACTTCTTTTATTTCTTCTGGTTCTTCTTCATCACCAAGAGCATTAGTAATTTGCGTACGTCTTGCGTCTCCAAACTTCTTGGATACTACATTTAGTGCATCAATAAGAGTTTTATCCAGGTCCTGGGGGCTTAATAGTAAGTGCTTATGGTCTTCAATAAACCTAGCAAGTTCTTCTTTCTCTTCATTTAATTTTATCCCATCAATTCGGGTTAAGGCAGATAGCTTCATGGATAGAATCGCCTCTACCTGCGGTTTATTGAAGCCGAAACGCGCTATCAACGCTGTTGCCGCCGCAGAAGGACTTTCCGATGCACGAATGATTGCAACAACTTCATCAATATTTGCTACTGCAATCAATAAGCCTTCTACTATATTTAGTCGCGCTTCAGCTTTATCAAGTTCAAATTGAATAATGTTACGCTTGCATTCTCTGATGTGTGCAATGTATGCATCACAAGCTTCGCGCCATCCAAATACTTTTGGAAAACGTCCTTGGTCAAGCATAATCATATTGATTGCAAAGTGATTCTCTAATGAAGTGTCATGATAGAGCTTTGCCATCATCTTGGTAGGATTTACACCCTTTTCAAGATAAATACGTACATCCGCGTATGTAGCTGACCAGTCAGTTGCCTTTTCAATACCATATTCAGGGTCATTCGCAGTAAGTTCTTTTAACTGCTTCATTACCGTATCAGTAAAAACACCATATGGAAGTTCAATTGCTTGAATCATATGCTGCGCCGGCACATATTGTAACTTCGCGCGCAAACGTATACTCTTTCCTCTACCATGTCTTAATGATTCTTTGACTTCGTTTGCATTTGTAATAGTTCCGCCACAAGCGAAATCTGGCGCACAATAAATAGAGTCAAACGGCACATTTGGGTCTTGAATAATTTTAATAAGCGCGTCATTTACCTCTTTGATATTAAATTGTGGAACAGACGTTGCCATAGCAACAGCAATACCTGAGCAGCCGTTAATGAGATTCCAAAAACCGATTGAAGGAAAAACGGCAGGAATTTTTTCTGTATCATCATAATTCATATACCATTGTTCTCCGATAGCATTTTTCTTTAAGCCATCAAAGAAGTAATCTGCAAGTTCGCTTGAGCGCATTTCTACATAACGAGCAGCCGCATGACTATCTGGTGCGGAAGGCTTACCAAAGTTACCTTGAACATCTTCAAGCATATATCTATATGACCAAGGTCTTGCCGCACGAATGAATGTATCGTACATCGCGGCGTCACCATGTACATATGATTGGCTCATGGCAGCCGCTACGGACTTTTGCGCTTTCTGATATTTTTCTTTATGGGTGATTTTATTAGAGTATTGAGCATAAAGACCTTGACGGAGACCAATTTTTAGACCATCGCGCACATCCGGAATAGAACGTTCTTGGGCAACAGATGCACCATAAGTAAGGAAAGCATTTTCAATTGTTTTTTGGAAATCTACTTCTTTAATCATATTATCTCTCCTTACGCATTTAACTTACTAAAATCAACATTCTCAAACAAGAAGTCTTTTCTTTCATCAACTTCTTTGCCCATTAACATTCGTAATGATTCTTCAGCTTCTTCAGCATCATGAATTGTAAGAACTTCAAGTCTGCGTTCTGTCTTATTCATCATTGAAGCCGCCATATCAGCATCCGTCATTTCACCAAGACCTTTATTGCGACCTTGTTCCCAATCTGGATATTTCTTTTTAAGTTCTGTGAGTTCCGCATCATCATAAGCGAACACACGCTTATTGCCTTTTGTTAATCTATACAATGGCGCACGGAGCCAGCACAATCTACCCTCTTGAATAAATTTCGGCATCAATACATAGAACATTGTAGCTAATAGACACATAATATTGTATCCATCAGCGTCAGCATCTGTTGCAATTGCAACTTTACCAAAGTTAAGTTTTCGTGCGTTATACTTTCCTTGAATACCGCACCCAAGCGCGAGTATAATATCGCTGATCTCTTGATTCTCCAAACATTCATCAAGTGGATGCTTTAATAGATTTTTAACCTTACCACGTACTGCATACAGTGCCTCTGTATTCACATCTCTCGCGCCCATAAGTCCGCCCATAGCAGACTTACCTTCACTAATAATCAAAATAGAATCTTGTCCATGCTTTTCGCAATCTTTAAACTTATCTGGCATGGTGATCTTCTGTTTCTTCTGTTCTGCTTCTTTCTTTTCCATATTG